CTAGGTAAAAATAAGAACCCTAACTACAACTATGACGAGTATCAACAGATGCCCGATGGCAAGATGCGATGTCTCAACTTCTTTGACCTCCCCAAGAAACCCTACATTATTATCAACCACACCAATCTGGGTAAGTATGTAGTGGATGATACCTCTATGGCTGAGCAAGCCCATCCTCAACAGGATATCTTAGAGAAGCGTGGCAGACAGATAGTAGAGAACGCTGATCAAGCTACCTCAGGACTTGTTCTAAACTCCAATATGATCTCCCAGGAAGATGCTAAAAAGTTAATAGGTGATCCATCGGAAAAGATAATGGTAGCAGGTAGTGTTAGAGATGCAGCAGCCCGTCTTCCTATGAATATACTCCCTGCTTATGTCATAAACGATAAGACTGATGCCCGGGGTGAGATAGACAACATCTTTGGTGCTAATGCTCCTGTTAGGGGTGAGAAATCAGGTATTGATACATTAGGTCAGGAGGTTATGTCACAACGAGCTAATATGGGTAGGTTGCAGACGATAACCGATGCCCTAGAGGATGCTGCAGATAAGTTGTTTAAGGCTCTGGTTCAGATGATGAAGGTCTATATGGATGAGGAAGATCTGATCAGGTTTACCCCATCTGAGGGTAAGACCAGATTCATCAAGTGGTCATCAGATAAGATTGAAGATGGTATACAGGTTAGAGTCAAAGCAGGCTCTGCCCTACCTAAAGATAAGTTTGCCCTAAAGAATGAGACCATCCAGGCTATCGCTATCTTAGATCCTCTATCTATAGCCGAGGGGTTAGATAAGCCAAACCCTAAGGAATGGGCAAAGAGGTTGGTATATTACAGATTTTTTATGGATAAGTATCTGGCAGAGATTCTAGGAGATGATGGCTCGGTTATTGACTCACAAGCTACCGGGGATATTCAGGCTCTAATGCAGGGTCAGATGCCACCTGTACCTGATGCCCCATCTAAGGAGTATATCGCCACGCTTGAGCAGTTTATGAAGTCGGAGGGCTTCAACTCCATACAAGATCCAGCTATCAAGCAAAGCATTATTGAGTTTGCCAAGGCTGTAATGGAGAAGGCGAATCAAGGCTTGGGCGAGGGACAGAATCAGGAGCCAGCTATGCCAACAGAAGCCCCGCCAATGGGAGAGGAAGCACCAATGGAGGGTATGCCAGCAGAACAACCAACAGCGCAGCCACAGGAGGGCATGATGGCTGGAATGATGAATAGATTGAAGGGAATGTTAGGTGGGGGTAAGGAGTAGATATTAAGGGTGTTTTAAGGCTAAGTTGCTATATTGACAGGGTTTGATGTATTAAAATATAATTAACATAACAAGAAACCAGAAGTCTTTAAGACTCAATCTCTTTTTAAGAGGTGGGGTCTTTTTTAAAGACAATGGCAGCATTTACACAAAGAGTAATTTCAATAACACAAGACAAGATCGTTCCAAAAGTGTTCGATCAATTCCTTTCTGACAACCTTGCAACCTTCAGATTCATCTCCAATGGTAAAAAGTGGGTCGGTGAGACTCTAAAATTCCCAGTTAAGATCGCTAAGAATACACTAGGTGGTTCATTCTCAGGCTTAGATGCTCATGATACTGACGCTGTTGAGACAAGACAGTCATTATCTTATGATTTAAGAGCTTATGAGATTCCAGTTGCTATCCCAGGACTTGATAGATTAGTAAACGCTACAGAGGCTCAGGTGATTAACTTAGTTAAAACTGAGATGGAGTCTACCGCTCAAGATGGCTTAGATGATGTTGGAGATATGTTCTACCAAGATGGAACAGGTAATGCTTCCAAAGATTTCAACGGACTATTAAACCTAGCAGACGATGGAACAGTTGCTACCACAGTTGGTAACCTATCCAGGTCAACCTACTCCTCACTAAACGGAGCTGTTAACGCATCAGGTGGAACTATGACTCTAACTAAGCTCGCAACCTTAAGGTCTGATGTATCCGGAGGTTCTGCTACCTCACAAAAGCCAACTCTTATGATCTCGGATGAGACAGTTTGGAATCTTGGAGAGTCATTGCTTTCTGCTACAGTACAGGCTAATTATCAAGCAAATGGTTTCCCTGTAGTTACCAGGACATCCAGAGGTGCTATCTCAGGAGCTGAGCTAAAAGGTGCAGCCGGTTTAACTTCTATTATCTATTCAGGTATCCCTTGGGTAGCTGATGAAAAAGCCACAGCACAGACTGTCTTTATGTTGAATGAGAATTACCTACTTTGGTACGGAATCAATGATCCTCAAATGTCACAACCATCATTCGGTGATAATGTAGACGGAGTATATATGGATATTCCATCTAAATACTCAGGTTTGAATTGGTCTGGTATGATGAAACCTATCAACCAATATGGTGAGGTTGGACACATCTATCTATTTGGAAACTTAGTAACTAATCAGCCAAGGAGACAGGGAAGATTAACAGGAGTAACAGGAGTATAATATGATAAATCTATCATCACAATCGCTATACAATGAATCATCAGTCAGACAGCACCAACTTGGTAGCCTAGCTGTAGACAAATATGGAGACAGATACAGATACGTTCAGGCTGGAGCTGTAGCTTTAGCAACAGGACACCTTCTACAAGAAGCAGCAGAAGATACTCAATTCAGATCAATGGCTGTAGCTGAGGCAGCAGCAATTGGAGCAACTTCCGTTGAAGTAACATTAGGTTCAACAGCAACAACCGCAAATATGTTTGAAGAGGGTGAACTAGTAGTTGAATCCTCAACAGGTCTTGGACAATATCGAAGAGTCAAGAGACACGATGTTGCATCAGGAGCTGCACAATGTACTTTCGTACTCGATGCTCCTTTGAAAGTTGCACTAACAACTTCCTCACAGGTATCAGTTAGAAAGAATGCTTATGACGGAGTGATTGACTATCCAACTACACCAACTGGTGGTCCTGTAGGAATTGCTCAGTACGCTATGACAATCGCTTACTTTGGATGGGTCAAATCAGGAGGAAACTGTGTAGCACTCTTTGATACAGGGGCTAACGCAGCAGCAGATGAAAGTGGAATTATCCCATCAAGAGATGTTGCTGGATCAGTAACTCCTAATCTTGAAACAATCGCAGCAGGAATGCAGATTGGCTGGGCTAGAGAACAAGTTTCAACTGACTCAACATATAGCTTTATAACTTTAACAATAGATTAATAGAGCTTATTGACGAGTAAAGTTCAGGATAAGCAAGGAGTGACCCTTCTTGCGAAGGGTTTTTTAATACAAATATGGCTAAAGCAAGAACAGTTAAAACAGAAAATAAAATAGTAGATGGCTTTTATAAAGGCTACGATTTGAGCTGGCTCAAAGAGAATCCAGAGCATCCAGACTTCTATCTGGTAGCTGAAGCCGAAGGATTAGAAGAGGTTGAGCTAGAGGAAGGACAAGAATAATATGGGAGCAGCTAGAGATTATATACCAGCTTTAAAATACGGACACAAGATATACGCTGAAGATATTGCCGGGATGATTGGATTGCCTCATGTAGGTAATGTCTATTATGTTGATCCAACCAGCGGGAGCAATAGTGATAGCGGTACTAGCCATACTGCAGCTTTTGCTACTATAGCAGCAGCTTATTCAGCTATGACAGCTGACCAGGATGATGTCGTAATCATTGCTGGCACAGGGTCGACAGGAAGAACTACTGAAACAGCAGCTGTTACTTGGGCTAAGAGACGAACACACATTGTTGGAAATGGACCAGTAAGAACTTTTAATGCCAGAAATGGTATCGGTCTTTACGCTTCAAACACAGCTTCAGCTTTTGTTATTTCAGCTACTAACTGTTCTTTTTCTAATATTTCCTTCGCAGCCTTTGGTGATACAGATGTTGCGGTAGAGGTTACAGCAAGCTATAACACTTTCAATAATGTTCACTTTCAGGGAATTGGTAATACTACACCTGCAGGAGAAACAGGAGCAAGATCACTCCTTATTACAGGCTGTGGAGAGAACGAATTTAACAATTGTACTATCGGGTTAGATACTGTTACCAGAACTGTTGCTAATGCCTCTTTAGAACTTACTGGTTCTTGTCCAAGAAATATCTTTAGGGGTTGTTATTTCCCAATCTACACTAGCTCAGCTGATGCTGTATTTGTTAAATCAGATACAGGAAATGCGCACGAAAGATTCTTAGTCTTTGAGAATTGTTTATTTAATAATCCTACTACAGGTTCTTCAACAACTATGACTGTTGCTATGGACTTATCCTCAACTGGAAATGGTACTGTTTTCTTGAAAGATTCTTGGTTGAGAGGTTGTACTGACTGGACAAATACTTTCAATGATCTATATCTAACAATGCCTCTAACCGATACTGATGAGGGTGGAATAATGAAGATCGGTACTTAATACTCCATCTATATCAAAGCACATCGATTCTGGTATAATTAACTCATGGCTGACATCTATACCCATAAGTTTATCTTTAATATCGGTGAAAAAGAGATTAAGGGTAACTGTGAGCTGAACACAGATGGTCTAGCTTCCTATGAGATTAAAGATATTTCCGCACCTATGCCTACACAACTACTTAAAGACTTCACCGAATGGATGGATTTGATACTTAAAATGCACAGAAGTTCAGGAGAAATACTAAACATTCAAGTTAAACAGAAGGATCTAGCATGAGTAAATATGCATCAGTACAGGATAAAGATGGTAATTATGAGGTAATATCCTCTAACGAGGCTTTTAAGCTAGAGTCTACCTGGACATTTGTTACAGCTACAACAGGAGCAACTGGAACACACACCCTCTTTACTGTCACAGGAAATTGTCTTGTCTCAGTTTTTGGTATCTGTGATACTAATTTAGCAGGTGCTGGGACTATTGAGGTGGGAGTGGCTGGAAATACCGCGGGTCTTTTAGCACAAATAGCTGATGCAGAGAACCTAGACAATGGTGATAATTGGGTTGATGCTACTCCTGAGGTTGGGGTATCAGCATTGCCAGGAATGTTTATTAACAACGATGGTTCAGATATTATTCTAACTATTGGTACAACAGCTATAACTGCTGGAGTTGTTGATTTCTACTGCTTATGGAGACCTCTTAGCTCAGATGGCAATATTGAGGTCACTACACCTGCCTAACTCATGCGAGATATATCCTTCATACGGGGTAAAGCACTAACATTAGATACCACAGTACAAGAAACCCAGGCACTACATACAGTCAGGCAGAAGTTCAACACCAATATCAAGGCAAAGCAAAAGGAGATTGACTCCCTAGCGGGTGTTATTACCCGCAATAGACAGTTAGCCTCAGATGAGATTGAAAAGGTGTTGAAGGAGTCTCGGGCTGAAGCTAAGCAGTTAATATCCGAGGCAGAGAGCGCCAAGGGTGAGGCAGAGACCATTTTAGCCAAGAATAAGAAAAATCAAACCCGATTAGACGTAATTAGCCAAGAACTTGATAAAAGAGAGGCTGATTTAGCCAAAAAAGAGGATCATATCGAACAACACCTCGCAATGATCGCCAAAGAGAAGGAAGTTACCCAGGAGAACCTATTAATATCCCAAACACGCTACCAGGAGGCTGTAGAAGCCTATATTGGGGCTGTTTCGCTGCTTTCCTTGGCTGTAGACCAGATGGAAAACCTAGCTAAGATTAGGCAGGAGGTATCCGAGGAAATATATCAAACCCTGGCAAGAACTGATATAATGTATCAAAGGGTTGTTAAGTTAACCAAATTGGTTGATGTTGATAAACTTTTACTCAAGGAGAAAGCCATAGAGCTTCAAGATAAAGAAAGGTTACTCTCTGACCGCAGAAGGCAGTTAGATAGGGTAGCAACGGAATTGAAGCAAAATGGTAAACGAAGTATTTAGTCCTACATCTAACAATGAAAAAGGCGCCCCGGTGGGGGGTGTATCCTCCTCAGACAGTGTTTCCCAGATTGTCCTACGTTTAGATCCCACCACAAAAAGATTATTGGTTGACGCCTCCATCTCCTCATATACAGGAGTAACAGATGGTGAGGCTGTCGATGCTGCGGATACAGGTACTCTAATCTTAGGAACTGATGGGACAAATTATCAGGTAGTATCAACTGATAGTTCTGGCAGACTAGTATTAGGTGCTTCTTCTTTGGCTATTGGGAAATTAGCAGCAAATTCGGGCGTAGATATTGGAGATGTAGATGTAACCTCTGTCCCTACTGATCCTTTTGGTGCCAATGCAGATGCAGCCTCAGCTACAGGCTCTATAAGTGCAAAATTAAGGTTTATTGCAGCTACTGGCATCCCTATTACAGGTACAGTTGCGGTTACACAGTCTGGTACTTGGGATGAGGTAGGAATTAATGATAGCGGTAATAACATATCAATAGATTGGGGAGGTACTGTACCGCCCATTGGTGCAGGATTAGAGGCTACAGCTTTACGTGTTACTCTTGCAACGGATTCAACAGGTTTGATATCAATTGATGATAATGGAAGTTCTATAACAGTTGATAGCGCAAATCTTGTTACCTTAGCTGGTGCAGTTTCGGGTACAGAGATGCAAGTTGACGTTGTTGCTGCACTACCAGCAGGTACTAATAATATCGGTGATGTAGACATATTGAGTATCGCTGCCGGTGACAATAATATTGGAAATGTTGATGTTGCTACCTCTGCCCTGCCGACAGGAGCCTCAACTCTAGCTGAACAACAGACTCAGACTACTCATCTATCTACCATTGCAGGTGACACAACAGCCATAGAGACAGCAATCCAGATAATGGATGATTGGGATAACGCTGCCTCAGATGGAGCTAGTGTATCAGGAGATGTGGCTCATGACTCTGCTGATGCAGGAGAACCAGTTAAGATTGGTGGAAAAGCTATCAGTGCAGAACCAGCAGTCGTCACTGCAAACGATAGAGTAAACGCACTGTTTGATTTAGTAGGTAAGCTAATTGTTTTACCCTATGCAAACCCTGAGAACTTTGTATCTGGTGCGATTACCTCTGCAATGACTGGAACAACCTCAACCTCTCTGATTGCTGCTCCAGCATCAGGATTACGAAATTACATCACTCAAATCACAGTCTCTAACGCTCATGCTACAGTAGGAACTGACATAATTATTCAGGATGGATCAGGAGGTACTACTTTATATACAATTCCAGCAGCAGCAGTTTATGGAGGTGCCACCCTAACCTTCCCAACCCCCCTAAGACAACCAACTACTGCTACAGCAATCTTCTGTGCCAATGTAACCACAGGTGCAAGTACAAAAGTTTCAGCATCAGGCTATAAAGGAGTTTAATGGCACTCGTTTTAACTGACCAACAGACGAATGTAACCGCTAATGATTTAACCAATAACGGAGCTACAGAGTATACCGCTACTAGTCCTTTTACTGCCGCCACAACTTCAGCAGGGGTAGATGGGTCAGGTTCTAAGTATCTAACAGCAGCTGATACAACTGACAACTCATTTACCAACGACTTCACCATTGAGTGTTGGGTTAGATGGTCTACCCTTCCAAATAATGCTATCAATGAGTTTGTTTGGAAAAGCGGGGCATATAATTTTAATTTCCACTACACACTAGGCTTGAGACTTTTCACTTACCCTTTTGACTCTGTAGCTGTTGCTTGGAGTCCATCAGTGGATACTTGGTATCACGTTGCGGTCACTTTTGCTTCAAATCAGGTAAAGTTCTACGTTAACGGATCTCAACAAGGAACAACCCAGACCGCTGCTAATTCTTCTACTGCTGACACTACTAACTCTCTTACTATTGGTGATAGTTCAGATCAGGGTGGTACCCCAAATGGAGCCCTTGCAATTACTGAGGTTAGATTGTGGAGTGTAGTTAGAACTGCTACTCAAATATCAAACTATAGATCTACGATGTTGTCGGGAGCTGAATCTTCTCTTGTAGCCTACTATCCGTTTAGAACCCGACCTACTATAGCTTGGGATGCAGCAACCTTTTCTGATGATAATTCAGGTTCGGCTACAACCTTAACCTACTCCCATACTTGTACAGGTTCAAACCGCATCCTATTGGTTGGTGTTGGATTAAGTGGCGAAACGGATGATGTGACAGGTGTTACTTATAACGGAGTTGCTATGACTAGAATTGGATTTGATGGAAATAGTGCATCGCAGGCAGTGTCATCTTATCTATATTATTTAATTGCTCCTGCAACTGGGGCAAACAATGTAGTTGTTAGTGTAAGTAGTGGGCAAAATATCTCTTCTGTTGCTTCTTCATATACAGGTGCAAAACAAACAGGTCAACCAGATTCCAGTGCAACAAATGATTCTAGTACAGGAACAACGCTTGATTTAACTACTACAGTTGTAGCAACAGGAAGCTGGTTAGCTTCTGTTTACTGGAATTTAAATGGTAGAACAAAACCATCCAGCACAGTTTACCGACCCGTTTCTGGAGATGGTGGAGAATTTGCAGATAGTAATGTAGCGGTGTCTACTGGATCAAATACCCATCAATGGACTACCAGCTCTTCGGGATCATCACAGGCAGGAGTTATTGCTTCAATTGCTCCTGTTCCAAGTGCTGCCTCTGGTCCTAGAAAATTAGCTATGATGGGTGTTGGCTAATGCCCTATTGATATGATTTGGTGTAGTGATATATAATTAACATAGAGTTTTCTAAAAACCATGCCTAACACATCCACAGCCGATCCCAAGTTTGCCCAATACCTAGAAGAGTTAAATACCCTAAATGAAAAATATCAGTATTCTTTAGTTGCCAAAATAAAGGTTACTGAAACCGGAATTACACCCTACCTTGCTAAAATAGATCTTGTACCACCAAAAACTGTAGCCAAGAAAACTGTAGCCAAGAAAACTGTAACTAAGAAAGGAAAAAAGAAATGAACCCCAATGTAGACTCTGATCTTTATAACCTAGTTACTATTAAAAATATCGACTCCGAGGACTTTGTCTTTACAGTCAACAAAGAACCATACCTTATTAAAGCCGGGGAGACTCGGAACTTCCCAAAGTTCATGGTTAATATCGGTTTGAAGCATTTAATTGATAAAATCCTACTTAAAAAAGACCCTGAGGGTAAGTTAACCAGAAGGGTTGATCTTAGGGATGAGTTAGCGGCACAAATCATTATTGAAGAGGTCTCTTACCAAAAGCCTGTACTTCCTACAGATGAGGAGCTTGTCCAACAGATCAACAGACCGACAGATTTGGATAGAGTCTTACAGAAAAACAAGGAGGGGTTAAAAGCAAACGATACACTTATCCCACCACCTGTGATGACACAGCCTGTGCCGGACTTAACCAGTATGCCTGTAGAAGCTCCAGTTACACCCATCACACCCGAGCAAGAGACAGAACACTTCGATGGGCTAGAGGAACCTTCTGTACCAGCTATGCCCACCAAAGCACAACTAATTACATACGCTCAGAACACCCTTAAATTGACAATGGATGAAAAAACCAAGAAGGCTTGGGATAAAATGAAGGTATCAGAGTTATTTGTGGAGCTTGGCTTAGATCAGGAAGAAGATTTAGCAGCAACGGGGGTATTCAATGGATCCTGAGGACTTAACACCAAGTGAAGATCAACCCGCCTTTACAGCAGAAGAGGGAGATCCTATTATTCCTGTTGAGGGTGAGATAACTATCCCTGCCGAAGCCGAGGAAACACCAGGGGCGCCAGCTGAGGAGCCACCAAAGTATCAGTTTAAGACAGAGGCAGAGTTAGATGACTTTATTAAATCAAGGCAACCCGTAGCTCCGGTTGTCCCTGAAGCTCCTGTAGCACCCGCTGCAGCTTCTCAGGATGAAGATGATGAGTTTGCCGACCTGGAGATATTTAAGGGTTACAGGAACCCACAGACGGGTGAATGGGTGGGTGAGGCTCCTTCAGACTGGAACGATTTTGCCAGGAAGATACTTAAACACAATTCCCCCAAAGTTGTAGCTCCTAAAATATTAGAACAGATTAAGAACATGACTCAAAAGGAACGGGAAGAGTTAAAAAGGATAGATGCTGAGTTTGACAAAGAATATGACGCATTAGCAGCTCAGAGCCTAGTACCTGCGAGAGGTACACCAGAGGGGATCGAGGTTAATAAGCAGATTACAGCTATCGGTGCGCAGTTTGGTCAGTCTTCAATAACCAAAGCTCATCAACTCTGGAGTAAAATACCTAAATCTGAGGGTGGTGGATTAGATTATGTACCCGCCAAGAAGGTTAACCCCTCAAAGGCTGTGGCAGCCAAGATTGGCTCATCTGCAGCCTCAAACAGTGCTGGTAAGGTACCCAAGGCAATTCCCTATTCTAAGCTACACGCAGCACGAAGTGTCGATGAGCTTATAGAGGAAGAGGATATTTAAATGTCAGCCAGAACCGCCAAAGCCATGAGAAAAGCCGAAGATGATAAAACAAAGGACTTTGAAGCCCGATCCGAGGCTCTTATGACTGAGCTTAAGGCTTTGAGCTTAAAATATAAGATTGACCTTATATCTACCTTACAATATCGCACAGAAGGTGTTTTGCCAGTTATTACTCTGGTGGATATTAAGGACAAGTTTGGTGAGGTTACACCAGAAATGCAGAAAATTATAGATGAGAAGAAGGATAGTCTCATCAACTAGATAATGCTATAATTAGTATAGAAGTCTTTAAGGCTCAGATCAACTTGATCTGGGCTTTTTTTGTACCTAAAAATATATGTTAAGTTTCCAGTCACAATATGAACTATGCCAGGATTTAGCGCAGGATACTAATACTGATGCCACGACCTTTTTTAAGACCAATATTAACATTGGTCAACATTTATTGGAGTCAGAGTTAGGTTCATTCTACACAGAGGAGGAGTTTACCGATCTAACTGAAGCCTCAGTCTCCTCTTACCCTACACCTGATCAGTTTGTCCGCTTGAAGATAGCCTATGTTACTGTTGGATCTGTAAGGTATGTTATGGAGGAGATATTTGACGAGGATGAATGGCAGATGTTGAAGTCTTCCCAGGCATCTCAAACATCAAACATCGCCCAGTATATTATTGTTAGAAGAGATAGGTTTGAGATTTATCCCACACCAACCTCTGCGAGCAATACCATTACCCTACGGGCTGAAGCTGGATCAAAGGATCTACAGTTTGATGATTACACCACAGGCACGATTACTACCTTGGCTAATGGTGGAGTGGCAGTTACAGGGTCTAGCACTACCTTTACCGCTGCTATGGCGGGCAGATATTTTAAAATCAATGCTTCTCCTGCCTGGATTAAGATCGCCTCGTTCGGATCAACCACTACCTTAACTCTGGATAAGCCATACTCTGGCACATCTATCGCTGCTGGTACCTCAACCTTTACCATTGGTGAGATGCCTCGTACACCGGAGAGTACCCATCAGGTACCTGTCTGGTATGCCTTAAGGGAGTATTACGCTGGATTTAAACAGAATGAGGCAAAGGCTAAGTATTACGATACCAAGTATGAATTTGACCTTAAAAGGGCAAAAAACACCTATTCCAAGCGTTATTCTACCAATTATATCCCGGGTAACAGGCAAAGGAGGCTCGTTAATCCTAACCATTATCCTGCGGATATGACCTATTAAAATGATATGTTATGGCAAAAAATAAACCACAACCAGTACCTCTTTCAAGAATCGTAGGTGGAATAAGTGACCATTCCAAGGAGTCTGTTGTTCCAGATTCGGTAGCTTTTATTCGGAAGGTTGACTATAGAACTGATCCTAGACGTTGGAAAATCTTACCCAAAACAGTAAAAGAGTCAGGTTCGGTTATTACCGATTTACCCAAGTGGGGAGATATTGTTGGGGATAATGCCTATATTTATGGGGATACCGGTAATATCTATCAAAGGACTAATGCTGGATCAGTAACACTTCTAAGATCTGTAAGCAATTCTCATGGAAATGGTATGAAATATCTGGCAGAGGATGGCTATTTATACTATTCTTTGGATAAAGTCATCGGTAGATATGGAAGGATAGGCTCAACGCCAACCTTTACTGATGACTTCTTGGGAGCCCAAGGTGGCGTGCCAACCAACACCCATGCCCTAGATCTGGAGGCTTCTTCATCAAGATATGCCACCGCTGCTGACTCTGCTTCTTTGTCTTTTACTACTGATTTTGCCCTAGAGATTAACTGGAAGCCTGAGAGTTTACCATCTGTAGGAAATGAGATGGTGTTGATGTCAAAGTGGAATGAAAATGGGAATCAAAGGGCTTTTAAATTCTCAGTTGCTGCTATATCAGGTTATTTTGGTGATGGAGGGGATGGAGCGCTTACTATTTCTAGTAATACTACTGAAGCACCGATTGATTCGTCATGTTCTGGAACATCAGGAGCCTATACTCTATCTGCTACCAACGCTTCCTTTGCTGCCGATCAGATCATTTTAATACACCAATCAAGAGGTACAGGGGCGGGAACGTGGCAAAGGAACAAGATAGTCTCTTATGTGGCGGGTACTATTACCCTGGAGGATGCCTTAAATGCTACCTATACTGATTCTGGAGCTTCTCAGGCTCAGGTTAGGGTATTAAAAGAATATACCGATGTTACTGTTAATACAGGCATAACCTACACCGCTAAGGCATGGGATGGCAATGTTGGGGGTATCTTAGCCTTTATCGCTTCTGGAACAGTTACAGCTACAGGTACTATCACAGCTAATGGAGGGGATGGATCAACCTCTACAGGTACAGGTGGGGGAGGTACAGGGGGCGGTTTTAGGGGTGGAGATGGAGTTCGAGGCGGAGTAGGATCAGATGGTTATCAAGGTGAGGGTACTGTTGGTGCAGGGATCCAGTCAACTGCTGCCAATGGAAATGCTGGAGGAGGTGGGTCTGAATCTCCGGGTGATACAGCTGGTTATACTGGTGCAGGAGGAGGGGGAGGGCATGGTGTAGCTGGTGAGATTGGAGGAAAGGCTGGTAGCGCAACGGGGGGAACTGGCGGTTCTACTGCTGGAGCAGCTGATTTAACGACAATGGTCTTTGGTGGTGGAGGCGGTGGTGGTGCAGGAGATACCACATATATTAATAATGTTGGTGGTGGTGGTTCCGGTGGAGGGATCATCTTCATAACTTCTACTGCTTTGGTAGTAACAGGTGCTATTACAGCTAATGGTGGTGATGGAGGAGATGCACACGTTGAGGCAGATGGTGGTGCTGGTGCAGGAGGCTCAATTCTTTTGAAAGCACAAACCGCAACCCTTGGGGCTGCTTTAATAACCGCATCAGGAGGAACCAACTCAGATTCGGGCTATCATGGTGGGGATGGTGGGGCGGGTAGAGTCCATTTGGACTACTATACCTCATATTCAGGAACTACTACTCCAACCCTAGATGTTGTCCAAGATAATAGTTTAGTCACTACTACTACCTATCAACTTAAGCTGATGCTTTCATCAAATGGAACAACGGAGGAGAGTTTATCGAGGACAGCAACCGCCATCGCTACTGGCACTTATGGACATTATGCTGTTTCCTGGGATGCCTCTGATTCACAAGCAGAGTTCTTTGAGAATGGAGTTAGCTTAGGCACATCAACAGGGGCTTTTACCTCTATGGCGAATACCACCTCTCTTTTTGCCATAGGAGCTAACTTTGATGGTGCTGGATCAGCGGAGAGTTTTCTCGATGGAATAGTAGATGATGCGAGGGTTTGGAACGCTGAAAGGACAACAACTCAAATATTTAACAATAAAACAATGGAGCTTGTAGGAACAGAGACAGGAATTGTTGCCTACTACCAGCTAGATAATGCTGCCACTGATGCAACAGCTAACGCCAACAATTTAACTCTAGTAAACTCACCTGTCTACACCACAGATGTAGCCTTCTCGGGTGCTACAACCAGGCTTGATATTGACCAGACTGATGCCTCAACAGGTGATACCTACGCTTTAGGTACAAGTGTATCTGAGGCTGCTGCTGGTAGACAGACCTTTGTACCCGCCAAAGACCCCCAGAAGTCTATACAGGTAAATATTTCAGACAAAGGAGATGATGGGGATTGGACACTAGTTGTCCATGATCCTCAGAATAGAGAAATGGCATCTAAGACAGTCACTAATGCCAATCTGAATACAGGGCTTTTTGAATTTACTTTTGATAGTGTTTGGACACCCATTATCGGTGTCTCCTACCACTTTCACGTTTATGCCTCATCAACCACAGGAGCCCCTGCAGTTGTGGCAGGTACAAATAATAACCTTGAAACAGGACAGTTTACCTCATACTATCAGTTCCTGGTTGAGGATACCCTTTACCATCCGATTGATAACATCTTGAACTTCATTGGTATTGGTAACAGTAGATACTTAGCTACCTATGATCCCTCAACTGGTACTTATAACCCACATCGGTTGACCTTCCCTTCTGAGTGGAAGGTTAGGTGTTTGGGTAGATGGTTGGGATATTATGCCATCGGTTGTTGGAAGGGCGATGAGGTAACTGATTTTGACCAGGGAATGATCTTCTTCTGGGATGGAATAAAGGACAAATATAATGATTTTGTAGAGGTTCCTGAAGGAGCTATCAATGCCATGTCAGGATCACAGGGAACCCTATCTTTTGTGGCTGGATATCAGGGTGATCTGTTGGAGTATAAGGGTGGGGATGCAGCTAAAAAGGTCAAACGATTACCTAAGATAACTGCTGATAAGTATATCGAGGTGTTACCTGGAGCTTTGAAGAAATGGAGAACGCTTTTGCATATTGGGGCTGGGGTAACTGATTCAGCAGATGTGGAGCAGGGAGTATATTCCTGGGGTTCTAGGAATACTAACTATACTGACAGCCTATCTTTAGATTATGTAATCTCAACTGGTAATTCCTTATCTACGGGTGTAAAGATTGGGCTGGTAATGCCTATGCAGAAAAAGCTGCTTATTGGATGGAAAGATAATGTTTCGTATGGCTTGGATGTGGTTGATCCGGGTGGGAATCCATATTCTGAAGGTTCTGTAGAGTGGCTAATTAGAGATGAGGGGGGAATCTGGAAGGAGAAGATACCAATGGTAATACGAGCTGATTTTGAGCCCCTGGCAGCGTCAGAGAGTATCAGTTTACAACACAAACTAGATAGGGCATCTGCCTGGACTGCAGAGACTGAGGAGGCTACAGATGATGCAGATAAACTAAGGGTACAACCTAGAGATTCAAGATATAAAGAGGTACAGGTCAGGCTCAATCTTAAGACCACAGGCACTACATCTCCTGCTGCTTTAGGGGTGACGTTACTACCCGACACACTAACTGATGAGGAGATTGTCTGATGTTTACTGAGGAGCAAAAACAAGAGCTTAAGAAATTAATACCCGAGATCTTAGCATTACAGCCTTGGCGTATATCCCGACCAACACAGTTTATGCCTAATGTTGTGAAAAGGGAGTCCATCGAGGATAAGGTTATTGTTGTCGGTTTGGCTGCTGATAGACCTACTAGCGATTCTACGGGGGTGGGGGCTTATTTTTCTACAGATACCAATATATTCTCTGTTTATGATGGTTCGGAGTGGGTAGAGTTTGCTAGGATACCGGCAAGTCCTACCGCTTTTACTCAGACCTATTCAACAGCCGATGCTACCCATGCTGCTTCTACCTTTGCAGCAGTAGCGGAGACAGCATCTACACAAACCACACCCTGGGGGTTTGCTTCTCAGGCTCAGGCTGATGCTATCTCAGTTGAGTTAAATGACTTGGGGGATGATGTGGTGGATCTGAAACAGCTGGTTAATAGCCTGATAGATGCCCTCCAGAGTATAGGATTGGTTAGTTAAATGAGATATAATGAACATATCAAAATGTATCAGATAAAGGAACAAACATTATGGCTGTAGATCTAGCTGCTTTCCCAGGATATACCGGGTGGGGTGCTGCTGAAGCTGATGCAGATTTTGCTGCCACAGGAGGCGCAGGTAAAGGAGCTTCTGGTGGTAGTTCCGGTGGTAATGGTGGAAATCCCCTTCCTGCCCCTCCTTCAATTGCTGAGTATTCAGATAAAGCCTATGCTCCTGCCGATGAGGCATTAAAGGAGTATGTTATGCAGCTAAAGTCTCAGGAGAAGCCCCTGGATGTATATGGACAGTTAGAGACTGCAATGGGTCTGCCTTCAATGAAAAAAACAGCTTCTACTCTGAGAGAACAGATCGGTGGCTTAGAAGATACAATCAGGCGTGTTGAGCCACAGGTACAGGCTACCACCAGAGAATCTCTAGTTACCCAGGGACAACAGGAGGGGATGATAGCTGAGAGAAGAAGACCTTTGATAGATGATTTAGGTGTATTAGGAACCGCTCTGGGGCGGGTAAGCCAGTCAATAACAGCCGCTACCGCTGATTTAGGTACTAGGGTATCTTTATTCATGGAGGGTCAAAAACAGGCTTTGAAGCCTTATGAGGTGCAGCTTGCAGCCTTAAATGATAGGGCAGCCAGACAGGTAACAGGTTTCTCTGCTGATGTGGAGAATCAACTATCTGTGGCTAGGGCTAATTGGGAACGCAACAACTTCTTAGATGATAGGCAGGTAGAAGAAGCCTTTGAACTTCTAAAGATTGAGAAGAACTATCAGAACGAGCTGTCCAAGTTGATCAAAACCTCAGAGCAGGAGATGTCTACCTATGAGAAGAAGAAGCAGGTGGATCAGAAATATAAGGTGGGTACGGAAGCCTACGACACCACCAGATATTATGAGGACAATGGTTCCTCGGGGTCTGGTTATGACTATTCTGGTGGCTCTACTGGCTCCGCTGGGGGGGGTTTTGACTGGTCATTCTATGGATTAGATACTGCAGGGAATGTGGGAGTAAGATAATGGATCAAGATATACAAGCAAAGGTACAGGCAGCTATTAAGGCAGGAGCCCCACGAGATGAGGCAATTCAACGTGGTATGGCGCTACAGGCTCAACGAGCCCCTCAAAAAGGGATGGATATACAAAATCCTGGTTTTAGTGGCTCTCAACCACAGCCTGAGCCTAAAGGAGGAATTTTACAGTCAATAGGAAAAGGGGTAGTGGGTATGGGTAAGAGCTTGCTGAGCCCTTTTAAAGGATTAGCTGCTGATGCTTATGATCTCGGGAAGTTTACCTTTGGTGGTGGAGAGAAGGCTTTTGGACCACAATACCAGAACCCATTTAGAAAAGAAGAAGATCTAGTTAAAACAAGAAATCAGGATGATCTCGGGGGTTTTGCCTTAGATCAAGCCAAAAAAACAGCCGGGATCATGTCTTTTGCTGTACCCTTTGGAAAGGCAGGAGGTTTAGCCAAAGTTCCTTTCAGTAAGGCTGCGGTAAATATACCTGGATTCGTAGGATCTAAGTTTGTGGCTCCAGGTGCAGCAGCAGGGGCTATGCACGAGGCTTCTCAGGATGATGCTACGCTTGAGAGTACACTAGGAGCTGGGCTAGTTGGTGCGGGTACAGGTGCAGTCATGCAGGGTGCAGGAAAGATAATCAAGGGAGTTAAAACAGGGAGCAAGACAGCAAAGGAGGCTGCATCCACAATAGAACAGGGTACAAGACAGATAAAACAGAAAGCCTCTATCTATGGTGCAGGGAATGAGAAGGCTATCAATAAAACCCTAGATAAATATAAGCATAATTTTAAGGGTGATGCCCAGAAACAGTATGAAGGATTGGAGCCTACAATGAATGAAATTGAAGGAAAAATACAGCAAGTTATCAAAGATAACCCCAGTATCGTAGCACCTGTCAAAGATATCAAACTATCATTCCTCAATAAGTTAAAAAGCGCCCTGCGTTCAAAGGATATGACTCAGAAACAGGCTTTAGATGAGGTTAACGGATACCTGAAAGATCTGATCAAGGCTAGTGGGGGCAGGGGCAAGTTTACAGAGATTAATCTGGAGAGGTTAAGACACCTTAAAAAGTTGGTCAACGAGGATTATGGGGCAGTACATGAGATTATTGAGCGTGGAGGATCACTAACTCCAAGACAAAAGGTTATTGAGGTTGCTTGGCAAAGCCTTGACGATGCAGTTAAAAGTGCATCACCAGAAATTAAAGAACTACTTTTAGACGAAAGTAATCTATATAAGGCTGCTCAGTCCTTATCAACTGCAAGATCTAACCCACCCACCTTCCGTTTGGCAGGTACATCTGTGCCGGCATGGGCAACTCAAAAAATGCGAGATGCAGCATCTACTGCTTTGCGAACTGTGGGTGATATGGGAGAAAAAGTTACAGGCGTTGTGCCTAATTTGCCATCGAGTGTAGTGGGACAGACAGGAGTTAGATTAGTTACCGAAGGCTTGAGCAATAAACAGGAACAAGGTCAGAATGCCTATGATGATGCCGAGGGTGATCAGGGTATCCAAGATACCTCTAATTTTACTACAGATAATGCCCAAAGTAAAATGGACTCCGCCCCAACTATTACAGGTAGGACAGTTGAACAGCATATGCGTGCTTTATCCAAGGCAAGTGCAGCAGGTGATAAAGGAGCTGTGGCAGCAATTAAGGCTCAGTTAACCATTGAGCAAGCCTACCAAAAGACAAGGGGTACAGACAGTGTTAAGCCCCTATCTGGACCCAACTCTGTTTTATTTAATAAAGCCCAGACAGCTGTCAAAGCTGTAGATCGAATATCACAGGTGTTAAAGGGTAATCCTACAATAAATATTGAGAAGGCTTTAAACCCAACGAGCCAGGAGGGTAGGTTATATGGAGCTGATGTAGCATCTACAATAGATATTTTAGGTTATTTCAGAACGGGGGCTGCTATTACTGCTGATCAGAGGCAGGATTATATATATATGTTACCCGGTCCATTAGATGACGCAAAAACTGCAAGAACGAAAATGGAACGACTAAAGGAAGAGCTACAGGGATATGCTGACGGATTAAATGCTTCAAGGGGAGCTACCCCTGATCCTTTGGAACAGACGATGGGGGGTTTCTCGGGACAACAGTCTTTTAATAGCCCCAGCTCTGGGGCAAACACCAAGATAATCGCAGCGGTACCACAAAACGCCAAGCAGTCTGCACAGAAGAATCTACCCCTGATAGAGGCTGCCTTAAAAGAAGAGGGTATCAATGATCCTCAAACCCTTGCCTATGCCCTAGCTACCATTGAGCATGAAACAGCAGGAACCTTTGAGCCTATTGAGGAGTATGGTGGGAGATCTCAAGCCAGGAGGTTGGGTTATGGTGGAGGAGAGAATTACTTTGGTAGAGGTTTTATTCAGTTAACCCATGCCGAGAACTATCAAAAAATTGGTCAGAGGATTGGGGTAGGTGATGCTTTGGTTAAAAACCCACAGTTAGCCCTAAGACCAGATATTAGTGCCAAGATATTAGCTGCTTTCTTTAAAGACCGGGGAGTTGCAGCAGCTACATCAAAGGGTGATTTCATAGCTGCCAGGAGACCGGTGAATGGTACAGATCAGGCTAGAGAGATAGCATCTATAGCTAATAGATATCTCCGGGCGCTGTCCTAATTTCTATTACTATATCAAATTGCATGAAACTGCTATAATAAACTTACATGGATTCCACCGCACAGCCCTCATTAGAACAGAAACGAGCCATAGTTGAACAGGAGATGGCTAGACGCTCTTCTGGACAGCTCCCATCATCTGCCGGGATAGGCGCTGAGGTTGCCAATAATCCCTCCTCAGGTATGCCGGTTGATCAGATGACCAATCCCCCCGCTATGACCGGTGGAGCCTCCGGTGGACCATCTGATATGGCTGCAGGAGCCTTGAAGCAACAAAAGGGTGAGGCTACCAAGCTAGCCGAGACATTGGTTTGGAGAATGAAGAAGCTCACCGAAGGAAGTGCTGCCCAATGAAGATCCAATCCAAGATAATACCATCTAAGAATGTTGTAGTATGTACCCCACCCCAAGATCAAAAAACAAAGTCTGGGTTAATTCTCCAAGATACTGAAAATAAGCCTGAAATGGGTGTGGTCTATGCTTTCGGTCTTGGCAAGAAGCCTTGTGATTTCAAGGTGGGTGATTCTATAGTTTTCCGCAGATATACCGATAATAGGGTTTTTGTAGAGGGACAGGAGTTTAATTTTGTTAGATTTAACGCTGAAGATCCAACCGCAAATGATGTCCTGGGGATTGTGAGGAAGTAATGACATCAATTCATTATGAATACTTTAGAATTTATTAATCAATATATCGTTTTAGTTGGAATAGTAGTCGGGGGATTGATTTACCTCATTCGTAGCTGGAAACAAACAGGAGGAACTGTAGCTACCTCCACCATTCAGCTACTCCAAGCTGAGGTTGGTGCTTTAAAAGAGCGATTGACTACTACCACTACGCAGCTTACTCAGCTAAATGGTCAAATTATTGACCTAACCACCAAGGTGACTAAACTGCGTGATGAAAACGTCTACCTTACCGATTTGATTAATGCCGCCCTTAAAGACTATTTTAGAGAGAGTGATTTAGATCGGGAACACGTGAGAAAAAGGTTAAAGAAGAGCGATTCAGACCAAAAAGAGGTATAATTAAAGTAATGCCAGTTAATATACAAATTCCAGAGCTTGGAGATAAGTTTAAAGACTATCGAGATGACATTCCGGGGGACAGTTATTCGTGGGGTCCAGTAATTAAAGCTAACGAGATTCAATACTTCACCTTTCACCACACAGTTACTAAGCAAACCGCCAAACTGGATGGTAACTGGAAAGCTGAGTGTGACAAAATTGCAAACCTACATATCTCTCCTCCTAATGCTTGGGGTGGTGTTGGTTATCGTTTTATTATCTGTTCGGATGGAACAGTGGCTTATGTGGGTGATCTGTCCCATGGAGGAAGTGCTGTTGCCAACAAAAACGACATCATGTTTTCCGCAGCCTTTGTAGGAGACTTTACCAAGGAGCTACCTACCGCTGCCCAGGTTCATTCTGCTCATCTTCTAGCCAAATTCTTCCTAACACAGGCGCCTCAGTATCCTAAACTAGACAGTTGGGATGATATTAAGGGGCACAGAGAGTTTAATCCCACTGCTTGTCCTGGCTCTGCCTGGAAAACAGAAGGTGATAATCTATATACTAGGATTAGAGATGATAAGTGGCAGGGATACCCAGATCCACAGCCAACGACTACTCCAGCCCCACCAAGCGACCCTATACCACCAGTTGATCCATGTGAACAACTTAAAAAAGATCTTGCTGATGCTAACCAGAAGATTGATGATTTAACAGTCGAGAAGAAGATAATTCAGGGTGAACTGAATGAATATATAGCTCACTTAGCAGCAATAAAAACAGTAGTTAATAAATAGGTAGCTGGATATGGGGGCTCACCAGTAGGGCAGGCTGGAGTCCCCATATCTGTCTATCTTAGACGGAGACGATGGCGAAGAGAAAAACGACTATACCTGTGATTGAAAATGTCCAGGTTGAACAATTGATTAAGAATACTGAATCTGTAGTACACCAGACCTTTGAGGATCTGAGTGGAAGAGGGGGTATTGGTGAGAGTGTTGATGATATTGAAGCTAATACTGATTCAATTCTAGAAGAGGTTAGGAAATTGAGAAGAGATCAGAATAGATTTAAGGAAGAGGTTAAACAAATGATAAAAGAAGAAGTTGAGAAACAGATTAGACCATTGAAAGAACAATTAGAAAGATTAACGAAAGATAAGCCGAAGTTTCTCTTTATTAAGCCTCATTGGAGGTTTTGGGAAACTAAATAGAGGGTGGTGAGTAATTAATTATGGATTTATACACAGAGAAAAAGGTTTCACCAAAGGGTAAAGTTAATAAGACTGATCTGAAGAAGATCCTACGATATACAGTAATCTTTTTTGCTGCACCTACTTTAATCTATTTAGCACAACTACAAGGCACTTTAAGTCATAATGGTGATTTAAGTTTGGTAGATTTTGCTTTTAGCAAGGAAACTCGTGGTGCTATCTATGGATGGGGGTTAGGTATTGCTATTAATTTCTTTTTAAGGCTTAACAACAATAAACAATAGCAGTATAATAGATAGGTAAGAAAATTACCCATGAGAGAGAAAGAGAAGGAATTATCAGAACAGGCACAAAATCAACCAAGGATAGAGACCCTTGGAAGACTAGTGCCTGTTTTGGGTGATCCAGAGGCAGAAAAAAGAAGAATTAGCAGAGAAAGAATAGCTGCTGGTGTAGGGGTTAACTATCCAATGCTGTGGAGAAGATCTCAACAAAGGAGCTGGAATAAAGGCTAGTCGGTTGGTTATCGGCACAGTGTTAGGACTATCCATTGCTGGTAATATCGCCCCAATTAAATCACTCCGAGATTCGTTAAAACAAGAAGGGGAGAGAATCTAATGAGCCAGAAGGATGTTGAGGCTGGGAGAGAAGAGTTGGGAAGATTAAAAGCCCGAATTGCTCGTTATGAGAAACAGATGGGCAAGATGGACTCCCCATATCCCTCTCTTAAAAGGCACGACCACACTTCATTTTATGATGGACAGCATCTAAAAATAGCACTACTTTCTGATACCCACATTGGTTCAATTCACGAAAGACTACACGCACTAGATCAAGCATATAAAATAATGGAGCAAGAAGGTGTACAACACGCCTATCATTCAGGGGATCTGGTAGCTGGAGAACACGTTTATAAAGGACAGGCGTATGAATTAAAATCTCATGGAGTTAATGAACAGGTTAATAGGTTTGTTAAACAGTATCCAAGATCTTCATCAGTTAAGACCCATTTTATTACTGGAAACCACGACTTGGCTTTTTTGAAGACTGCTGGTTGTGATATTGGTGAGATGATAGCCCAGAAACGTCCTGATATGACTTATGTTGGTCAGATGGAGGGAGACGTATTAATTGCACCCAGAGTATCTTTGAAATTAAAACATGGCATGGGTGGGGGAGGCAGCTACGCCAAATCATATAAAATGCAACGCTTTATTGACTCCCTAGAGCCAAATAATCGCCCCGCAATACTAGCCAATGGACACTACCACCATGATTTCTATATGACCCATTCAGACGTCCATGCTTTTAATGTAGGTTGTTTTGAGGGAGCATCACTATTCTTAAAAACCCTAGGGCTTCAACCAAGTATTTCTTTTTGGATGTTAGATATGCACATTAGGGCTGGAAGGGTTAATCGTATGCGTCCTGAGTTATTTAAATTCACATGAGCCTAGAGAGAGGAGAGAATGTTGTATTTGATGTTCCCCCGCCAGACCCACCAAGGGTAGTGAGATCTACCGATGAACATTCGGTTGAATATCATGCGTATTTAACTACAAGATTATTCAGAGCTGTGGGAGTGGCTGAGATGTGTGACCAAATGTTCTATAGATATTTGGGAGGAAAGCCTGGGCTAGTCGAGGTGGTAGTCAATGATCCATCCACCAAAGTTAAAAGTAAAATTAACCTAATGTTGACCAGAGATTATGTTTATAGCTTGAAGAAACTAGCTTTTAACACATTCCTTGCTCTTTGGGATATTAAACCAGAAGGGGTAAACATCGCTCAACAGGTGATGGATAACATGAAAGATACAGATCGTAGCGAGGTACAATTAGTAGATAAAATTGATGATCCACCAAAAGATGTACCATCTACAGGAATGCACTAATCTAGTATAATATACCCCTAGAAAGCGGGGTGAAGAAATTACATGGATGAAACACAAGAGGAAGTTGTTGTGGAAGAGGAGGTTTTAGAGGAAACCCCAGTTGAGGCAGTTGAAGCTGAAACAGAGGAGACTGAGGAAGAAAAACCCCTTGAGGAAGTACCACAAGAGTAGTACAATTTAGTTAGATTGAGCTTACTGTAATGTTCGTGTGTTGCGTATAACCACATGAGCAAAACCAGTGACCTGTATAGGGCTTAATCTCTAACTACTGGTTTGGGTGCTTGTAACACTGTACCCAAGCTGGTAGTTTTTTTGTTGACAAATATTGACCTTGGGGGTATAATTTAATAGCCAGTAACAGTTTTCGCCACACGAAGTCCCTTTGATTTCGGGTATGGTTTCAAGGCGAAAACTGTACCGTACTCGGAATTAAGGGGATTTTTTTGTGAACAAAATAGGACAAATACTTCAGATACCAACCACACCACAGACTAAAATAACCTTGATGTGGCAGGATAGGGCATATCAGATATTCAAAGCCCTTAACCTACCTAGAACAGATCTACCCAACCTCTTTAGATTCTTCAAATTTAACTATGATAAACACCCTGGACTCATTGAAGCAGCGTATTCTTTTGTCAGTGACTATGAGGGTGATACTCCCAAACTTAAACTATTCTACTGGAAGTTTAATCAGTTGAAATAATGAACTATAGACAAACACAAGCTTTAATGACTGGACGAGCAAGTAAATTGAGGAAGAGCCCAACTGTTGCTGAGTCAACCCTGTTCAAGTTGTTAAAAGATGCAAAGATAAACTTTAAGTTCCAATCCCCACGTTGGCATGACGGACAACTACGTATTTTTGATTTTTGGCTACCACAGCCTCATCGTATAAATATTGAAGTAGATGGGGAATATCACAATGCTGAGAGAGACGCTTTTAAAGATAAACTTATGAAACGGGCAAGACCCCCTAGGAAAGCACCGTTTTAGATCCTTAATTGGACTTAGAGTTTCATGTCTTTGCAAATGGTGTTGTCTCTCACCAGACACATATTCTAATC